TCTTGTAAGGCAATAAAGCCCTGATGTACATGTTCTTGTAAGGGCGTGAATACTAAAACTGCTGGAAGTAGTAGAACAATGAGTGCCACCTCATCTTTCCAGCTTCCTTTCATTTGGTCAACAGCGCTTTGCTCCCATGCAACTTTACCAGCTATCTGGTCTTCTTTAAGTTTCTGCGTTGCTTTGATGGTTGTAAGTTTTAATTCTTGTTTTGCTTTCTTTGTTTCTACAAAACCCTTGACGCCATCAGCGACGACGCCAAGTAAAGGTTTAGCAAGTAGTTGCCACATAAATTCTATATTGCTCCTATAATTACGATTACAATTATTGCTACAATTGCAGCCTTAATCCAATCTTTCATGCTCCAATCGGACCACTCTTTTAAGTGTGCCCATAGATCTTGTACTAGTTTCATACAATCCTCCTTTGTTGATAGGGTTTTATTACTTTACGCCCTTGAAAGCAACTTTTTTGATCTGTGCCTTACTTGTCTGTCCTTTTGGACCACTACCTTTGTTTTGTTTTACAACAAAAGGTGAGTAAACAATTGCAGCATCAGAAGAAACTTGTAAATTTGGAAAAGGGTTTTTTTGTTTTACCACCTCTACCTTTGTTTTTTTAAAGTTCATGCTCTTGCCTTTCCATAACCACGTTGAGCTAGTCTACCCGCAAGTCCACCAGCTTTTCTTTTAATAACACCTCTACCCATTAAGACGTCTTTTTTTGTAATTTTACCATCACCACTAAGATCAGGAAAACCACCTTTTTTTAAACCTTGTGCTTTTAGTTTTTCAGTCGCTTGTTTTAATCCTGGCATATCTACCTCAATGTATAGTTGGTTTAATAAGTTCTAGAATATCATAACTGTTATGAGTTTCCAAATCTTTTGCTTCTTGGGGTGATAAATGTTCATAATAAATCATTTTAGCACACGCCATCATAGCACCAGCTAAAAGTATACTATCCTCTGGTGTTTTTCCAGTTTTTTTTGCTATGATAATTAACTTCTCGTAAAAATCAGCTAGTTTTGCTTCTGCGTTTTCCATTTTTAGATATTCCTGCTTCGTTTAATGCAATTGCAATTGCTTGTTTTCTAGATTTAACCTTTTTTTTAGATCCGCCAATGTTCAATTTGCCTTTTTTAAACTCTCGCATCACTTTTGAGACTTTTTTCTCTCTTTTTTTCACTACTTTTGCTTTGAAAGGTTAACATTTGCACGAAGTTGCGCAATATCTTCTTGTGAATCTATCTTATCTTGCGTTAATTTTGCATTTTGGTTAAGTTTTGCCTTATCTAAACTTCTTCTTGACTCATCATCCATAGCTTTTCGTTGTATATCTTGTGCTTTTAACTGCAATTCTTGTGCTTTTAACGAAATCAACGGATCTTGGCCCTCTTCAGCTAGTATTTCCTGCTCTTCACCTACCATTTCTTCAATCATAGCACTTATTTTCTCTGCAACCTGTTGTTCTATTTGTTCTTGTAATGCTTGTTGTGCCTCTGGAGGTAATTGACCACCAAATTCTAATGCTTTTTGCTCTATTTCTTGTCTCATTTCCTCTTCAACTTCCTCTCTAGCTTGTAATCCGATATGTTCTACTATGTGAGCTTGTAATATTGCCATGGTAGGTGGATTACCTTTTACTAAAAACGATGACATAAACGCTCTGTGTGCATCCATGTGTGCTAAATGATTTTGACCTCTAAAGGCTATCAAGCCAGCATTACGTAACGCATTAGCATTTTCTACAGCTGGGTCTGCTGGTTGCGGTTCAGATGGTGCTGGTAGTATAACATCAATATCTTTTACTCCTAGTGCTTGATACATTCTTCTGTATGCTTCGTACATATTGTGAGAACCTGGATCTGATTGTGCAAGTTGCAACTGAGTTTGTGCCAACGTAACACGTTGAGCCATAGAAAATATATTAGGATCAGATACTGGAATTATATCTATCTCTGGTCCGAAGTCTTCAGCTTTTAAACTAGGAGTTGCATTAACACCGACTTCATATGGATATGTTGGCGGTAAAGCATCTGCAAAAAGTCTAGCTAAAAGTTTAAATTCTATTTTTTGTGCGTAGTGTAATCTTTTATGAATAGCAGACATAACTCTCGCACCACGTTCCATGAGAGCCATTGTTGTTCCAACAGGTGCATTTGCCGCCACACTATCACCAATTTTTTGATCAGCTATCGCTGCAAACCTTGTTCCTGCTTCTACACAAAAACCTAATAGTTGAAATAATGTTCCACTTGGTTCTTTATAAGGTAGTGGTAACAAACCCTCTCGTAAGCTTCCTCCAGGTGCATCTACATCTCTAAACTCTCCTGGCTGTAAAGGATTATCATCATCAGCAACTCTTAACCCTCTCGCTTTAAATCCTGCAGGTAAATTTGATAATGTTCCTGCATCTAGTAATTGTCTTAATGCTGCTGTTGCAGTTCGTGATAAACCACCAAGCATGTGCACCAAACCAAAACCATAAAAACTAAAACCAGGTAAAAATTTATAATGAACAAAATATTGTGTTTTAGCTCTGCTAGGATCATCCTCTCTATAATTTCTATAGATTGATAAAACTTTTCCAGAACCCTCATCTATGGTTACTATGTAAGGAACTTTTATTCCGTCTTCACTGTCAACACCCTCTATGTTTAAATCAACGTGCATCTCTAGAAGTTGATATAAATTATCTTGATAAGATTTTTTTACACCAGATATCTGTCCTTCTTTTTCTTGTAATCCTGATTGATTATCATTTGCTTTAATATCAACGTCTCTGTACATTCCAGATACTTGCATTTTTCTAATTTCATTTTCTGTTCTTCTAATGACATGAGTTATTCTTTCACATGAAGGAAAATCAGTTGTTTGATAAGGAACATACAAATCATCACTAGGTACAAATTTAGATACTGGTCTGCCTAGTCCGTCATCAAAATAGACTTTTTTAAAAGCAGAACCAGAAAGCGGTAAATAAAATAACAAAGAGTCTAGGTCAGGATCGTACTCCTCCATCTCATAAGTTATTTGATAATTCATGAAATCTTTTACACGCTGTGCTCTTTCTTCTTTTATTGGGTCTACTTGGCCAATGATTTGCGTATTTACTGGTCCGCCAGGTGGTAATAATTCTTTGTAAGCTTGTGCTTGAAACTGTGTTACAGCTTCAGATAACATAGGATGAGTTACTGAACTAGCACCTTGAAACGGCTGTGATCTCTCTTGGTATTTAAAACCAAGTAAATCTAAACCTTTTTTGTATGTTTCTTCCCAATCTTGTCTTGATACTTTATCTTCTTCAAAAGCATCTCGTAAATCGTTTGCAATTATTTGTAATTTATCTTCTTCTAAAACCTCTGCAAGGTTCATGTCAAAGCCAACATCTATTAGATTTTCCTGTTCTCCTATGATTGCTGAGCCATCCTCCATCATTTCAACATTAGGATTAGCTTCTTCAACTTGTATATCAACTACGTTTTGTGCCATTTGCTCTGTTTCTTCAGGAAACGGTGGAGCGTCTGGAGTGAATCCTATAGGTCTGTCAACTGCCATTATTCTACCTCAAATATATCAATTATCTCTGGAGTATACACCACTCCTCCTTTTTTTCTATGAGTTTTATGTGGTAATAACATCTCTGGTGTAATTTTAATAGCATAAGCGTCGCCTATACCATCAATCTTAATAATTTTAAATTCAGAATTGTTTTCTTTTGCTGCTCGTTTTAATGCTTTTTCCAGCACAGAAGTGTAATGTTTACCCTTAGAGTCAACACTATCAGGGCCTCCATAAAATTCTTCAGTGCCTATTCCTTTCATATCTTTGGTTCTTTGATCGACTGGAACATTCGTGCCACCAGATTGACTGTATCTATTTTTTATAAATTTAGCAGGAGATACCGCATACCATTGTGCTGCATCATCTGCCTTATCAACAAATAATCTTTGTGCTGCCGCCGCTAAATCTCTTTTGACTACAGCTTCGCCCCACTCAGTTCTAGTTTTAAAAGGTAAATTAGGAAACAATTGTCTCATCGCATTTTCGCTTATCGCTGTTTGTAAATTGTCCAACATCTGTCTTTCTTTTTTCAAAGCTTCTTGAGACTTAGCCACTAGTTCACGGTCAGGTCTTGTCCCAGCTGCCGCTAAATCTTCAAATATTTTTTTGTTTTGTTGAAACTCGTTTATAAACTGTTGCATTTCAACATCAGATTTAAACAATGGTCTAAATACCGTTCTGTTTTTTGCATAAAATTCTGCAACTTCAGGATCTAAACCACGAATATCAGAGCCATAATCCGCTTGTTGTATAGCTAATCTTCTGTCTGCAGGAGTAGCATCTAAAAAATCACCCATTTGTTTTAGTAATTTTTCTTCAAATCGTTTTGCATTTTGTAATACATCTGATTGTATCTCATCTGCAAAGGTGACAATTGTCTTGCCTTGACCTTTTGTTGTAGCTTCTAATTCTTTTATTCTAACTGAATCATTTTGTATTTTACTTTTAAACTGTCTTATTTGTTGAAGAAGTGCTGGATCTATTTCTTCTAAAATTGAAGCACGGCTTTCAACTC